TTTAAAAAAAATGAATGGATAAAATTAGGAAATTATTTTGTATATAGTGATAATAACTTAAAAATATTAAGAATTATGTTTAATGGAATAATAAAACCTGTGCGTGGATCATCTACATCAATAGAGATTAAATCTGGAGTTTTTATTAAATTAAGTTTTGGAAGTATAAAAGCCACTGCTTATAATAAAGCAGGAACAGGACGCGATCCATACGTCACTACTTTCTCAGGTCACAAATACAAATTACCAAATATTGTAAGAACATATCGTCTTCTAGAATATAAATTAAAGAAAGACACTCTAAATATTAACGCAACTGTTTCTGAACTAACCAATAGTGAAAAGGAAGAAATGAAACAAATAGGATTGAAAGAAGGAACTGAAAATATGTTTAACGGATATTTCTATGAATCTTTCTTTATTTCCAATAAAAAGGGTTCTATTTTGTTTGATCGTCAGTTGAATATCATTGAAAAGGACAATTTTGACTACGAAATAACAGAAGGAACGGGTACATTTAATTGCCCTATCGAAGGAAAATCAGATTACACCTCTAAAACTATAACCGTGGAAGATGTTGAAATTAAGTTAATGAAATATAGAAACCCTCAATTACTAAATGGAATTGATGTTGTAGTTGATAATGTTTCCAATTCGAAAGGAATATTGAATAGTATCTATAATCCTAAAGATTCCATGGTGAAAAGCATTAAAAGTGTTAAACCATTGAAGGAAGTAAAAGGTGTTGTTTATAATTATAAACAAAAGGAATTGTGGGTTAAGAAGCGTGTTCATTTATAAATGTTTTAAAGAGTTAAAAATAGAAACTTCGTAAAAAATATTGTATATCTGGTCCCATTTTTTAAAAAAAGTAATGATAGTTGTAGGTATTGCGTGTATTCGTGCCCCCGTCTTAAAACATTTGAAAATGGAACCCTTGTTGTGTATTTATGCGGTTTTTTCTAAACCTGTTAAAGTTCGGCGGATTGTAACGGATAGTCCCATTCGCTATATCATTCCTGTTAGTCCTCATATTGTAATGATTTCGTATACAGATGGTGAGGATGCTCGGTATTGGAGAAAAAAAGACCAAGGCGCGGTTATGAAAGAATTGCGGAAAATTGTGGATGTCCCTGAACCCATTTTCTTTAAAAAGGAGTATTGGGTCGACGGCTGTACGTACTGGTTGCCTGGCAAGTATAATGTAGAAGAAGAAAGTGAGAAATCGTTACAGATTGGGGAGAATGTGTTTTTATGTGGAGAATCCTATGCGGTTCATCAATGCTGGATAGAGTCTGCGTTGGATCAGGCGGATAAGTTGCTGGGGTTGGAAGGGTTTAGACGTTAGAATTTACCATATTCTTTCCCACTTTTTAAGAATTACATCAACATTTTTATGATTTTTATTTATAAACCATTTTTTATATGTAATATCCCAAATTGCTCCAAGTTTTTTAACCTCATCTTTATCACTAAATCTAACCGATATATAAATATTTCCACTACTAAATAAATCAATATCACATGATTTACAAATGTATTTATTTATTTTATTAGTTTCCATTACATATAAGGGTGTACTATTAGATTCACATCTTTTACACCTGATATATTCTGTTTCTTTATTGTTAGAACTATTACATTTAATACCTATAACTTTATAATTACCATAACTATCATATATTCTTTTAACCCATAATATACAATCATTATGACACTCGTCGCACAGTTTCCAAACACCATCATAATGAGCTAAAGATGTAATATACTTTATTTCTTTTGGTATGTTTTGTTGAGATAATATCCAATCTATATCTAAATAATAAACACTAATGTTATTATGAATGTAATATGCTTGATTTGGAAAATGATATGAATTATTATATATTACACGAATACAAAATTTTTTATATCTATCACAATTATCATCTGTAACCTCTTTTTCATATAAAATTAAATCAAATATATCACCTGTATCACATTTAACATTTTTTTCTAAACCACCAAACTCCAATTCATAATTAGATTCAGGTACAGAATATTTAAAAGGATATATCTCAATTCCTGTACTAAACCAATTACATAAAATATCAATTGCTTTATTTTTATTTATAATATTATTTTTTTCTTTTTCAATACAATTCTCACATTTTTCACATCTTATACATGGTATTTGTAATGATGTTAAACTATTATCATTTGCCATTTTTATTAGGGTTTCAGCATCAATTTCAAACCAAGGTTCAGGTCTATTTTCACTACACGTTTTATGTGTATTACATATTTCAAATATACAGAATATATCACCATTTTCAATATATGCAACATCTGCTATTTTTACACCATTATATTCAAATCTGTATTCTAATTGAATAATCGAAGTTTCACTAATTTCAGGAATTTCAAATTCTTCATATTCTTTACAATAACAACAATTTCTAATAAATGACATAGTAATTTTTCTTTCCAACAAAGATTTTATTACCATTTTACCATCTTTGTGAATTTGTGTTTCAGTTGGATTACTATAATGATGACAAGGATTAATATCTACTTTGTGTCTAAAATAAGGATGTATAATTTCACCCTGACACAAAATCAAATCTTTATTACAATCAGGGCAGCAATATCCGTCCTTTTTGTTTGCTATTTTTGGATAAACATATTCGCCAGTAATTTTATTGATTGCTCCAAGAGGTAATTTTGACATTATATTTGTTTTTATTTGTTAAATAATTATCAATTTTTTATATTGAATTAAAATTTGAAATACTTTAAAAAAATATAAAATATCAATATACAGAATGGATTTCATAGGAATTATATACACATGGGTTTGCCAAAAAAATGGAAAAGGATATGTTGGATTATCAAGAAGTAGCAGTATTGAAAAAACTAGAAAACGTATAAATACACCTGATAAATTACTATATAATCGTTGGAAAGGTCATATACTACAATCAAATTATAATCCAAAAGATTGTTTTCACTTTGCTATTCGTAAATATGGACATGAAAATTTTCATGGAAAAATTATTAAAGAGTTTTGTGCTGGAAGCATTGAAGAAATAAAAAAATTAGTTGATGAAGCAGAACAATATTATATAGAAGAAAATAATACGCTTGTTCCAAATGGATATAATCTACAAAAAGGAGGATTTAGTCCATTATTTCATCCAGACACTTGTATAAAAATGCAGAGAAAAAAACAAGCCTTTCTGAATAAAGAAGAAGGTCGTGAATGGATTCAAAAATGTATCGAACGACAATTATCACATTTTCAAACCAAAAAAGGTCTAGAGCAAGCAAAAAAACACAGTGAATGTATTAAGGAAAAATATGAAACAAATCCAGATATTAAAACTAATATAAGTAACTCATTATTACAATATTTTGATACTCCTGAAGGGAAAATACAAATAGAGAAACAAAAAAAGTTTATGATTGAATTTTATAAGACAAAAGATAGTGAAAAAATGCGTAATTATTTATCAGAATGTGCAAAAAAAAGATGGGAAAATGATGAATATCGTAGAAATCAAATAATTAAAGGAAAAGAAAGGTTCGCTGGAGAAGAAGGTGTTATTCGAAGAGAAAATTTAAAAATTAAAGCAAATAAGCGTATGGAAGATCCAGAGAAAAGAAAATTAGCATCCGAAAAGACAATAGCATACTTTGATAAAAAAGGACGTGTAGAATATACATGTGATATATGTTACAAATGTACTAAAGAATTTCGTGATAAGACTGGTTATGATAGACATTGTAAAACAAAGAATCATAAATTAAGGCTAAGCAAACAAGAAGCAAAAATTAATATTCTAATAGAACCCAACGAAAAAGATATTACAAAAGATTATACTAAAATGACAGTTGAGGAGTTAAAACAGTTATGCAGAGATGAAAAAATAACAGGGTTTTCAGGAAAGAAAAAAGAAGAACTCATTAACATGCTTTCAAATTAATTTTGAATATTAAAAATATATTATTAGAATAAAGAATAATAAATAAACTACTTCTGCCACTTACACAAATACGATTCCCATTCATCCCCATTTTTACTATTTTTTATATTGTCATCAAACTTATTAAATGCTCGCATAACATCTTCTATTTCAACATAATCAAGTGTAATTCCATAGAACGTATGTTTTTTTGGTTTTATTTTTAATTTTTTAATTGCGTTTTGAGGCCCTTTTCCATTTAGATAAATTTTATCAATATTTATATTATGAAATCTACAAATAGCAGCAGTTAAATCATAAACACACAGTTTTCCGAGACCATCTATTTTATCAATAATAGTATGAATTAATCTATATATATCTTCAAATTGTCCTGAATATTTATGTAAATTATCTATTTGTAGATCTTCACAATTATAAAGTAATTCGTATAATTTACATTTATTGCGTTGATGTCCTATTGCTTCCTTAAACATTTCTTTAGTTTTCCCATTCAATTTGCTATATAGTTCTTTTGACATTTTTTTGGAATTTAATTTCACTGCATTTATTTTTCAATTTTTTATTTTAAAAATTGAACCGCCAATCCCATAAAAACATGTTAAAATGGATTGCTACATATGTATGGAAGAAAGGCAACTTATCAAAATTCCATGCGCCTGTAAAAACCTCCCCGTTCATCCAGAATGTCTCAAAGAATGGCTGAAAAATTCAGATATATTAACATGCGGTGTTTGTAAAACAGACTTTAACCCTTATTTTATGAAAGACTTTGTACCTATTGATGATTTATGGAATTATCCCAATAAAGGGCTACATCGTTATGGATTGTATTATAAAACATATGTTTCTATGCCAGGTCTTAAAGATGTATATGTAGTGAATGATGAATTTATATTTAATAATGGTAGACACAAGACGCAGTTCTTTGAGGCTATAAAGAAGAAAGATTTGAGTGAAAGACTTATGAGACAAAAACAATTTAAACCTATTTCGAATTATTAATAATAATGTGTGGAATTTGGTCTCTCGTTAATCTGAAGAAAAAACAACTTGATATTGTTTCGTTGTTTCAAGATTTTTACAATTTGAAGCATCGTGGTCCTGATAATTCCTACTTTGAAACATACGCTAATGTCTTACTCGGTTTCCATCGTCTTTCCATTGTAGACGACACTTTTAAATCCAATCAACCTTTTATCTATGAAGATAACATGCGAACTATTATTTTTATTTGTAATGGTGAGATTTACAACTACAAAGACTTGAATACTTGGTACAATTTAAATGTTACCAATGATTGTATGGTTATTCCTGAAATTTACCAGTCACTCTGTAAGAATGGTTCTGAAAATGCCTTTAATCGAATTATCAAAGAAGAAGTAAAAGGTGAATTCGCATTTGTTCTCTTTGAGTTTGATCACATGAAAAACCTGAAAAAAGTTGTGGCTGGGCGCGACGAAATTGGTATCCGTCCTCTTTATTATTGTCCTTACACTATTGACAATGATTCCCTCTTTTTCACTTCAGAATTAAAAGGCGGTCTGTCTTTTGAAGGGGATCTTATTGAATTCCCTCCTGGTCATATTACAACTTATACTATGAATGAATTGGGTAATGTAGATGTCGAAGTGGATGATTTTAGAACTGTTTACGATACCGTTTCTCATTCCATTTCAGGCTTAGAAGACATTCGTGAATCCGTTCTAAACTCCGTTCGTCGCCGTTTGAACGGAGATAAACCATTTGCCTTTCTTTTATCTGGTGGAGTCGATTCGTCTTTAGTTGCCGCTATTTCTGCTAAAATTTTGGGGAAACCTATTCGTACTTTTTGTTGCGGTATGACCGAAGGGACTGATTTACAATTTGCTCGAAAAGTGGCCGCACATATTGGTTCCAACCATACAGAAGTTATGTTTACTGAGGAAGAAGGTCTAGCGGCAATTGACGATGTGATTCGTACCGTTGAATCATGGGATACTACCACTATTCGCGCATCCGTTGGACAGTACTTAGTCTCCAAATATATCTCAAAAACAGACTGTAAAGTTGTAATGGTCGGTGAAGGCCCTGATGAAGTGTGCTCTTCTTATTTGTTTAACTGGTATGCTCCTGATGCGGAATCATTGGATATGGTTGCACGTGATTATGTTGAAAATATTCACTATTATGATGTCAAAAGAGCGGATCGTTGTATTAGTCGTTGGGGTTTGGAAGGACGCGTTCCTTTGTTAGATCCTGAATTTATTAGGTCTTATTGGCTCATTTCGGCGGAAAGACGTATGCCTACTTATATGAATATGGAGAAATGGTGGTTACGGGAAGCGTTCAATGGTTCTGGATTGCTGCCCGATGAAGTGCTGTGGCGTAAAAAAGAGGCATTTTCAGATGGAGTTTCGGGTGAAAGATCGTGGTTTACAATCATTCAGGAATGGGTTCAAACAAAAGTAACGGATGAAGAATTGGCTGAAGCTGCGACGATTTATCCTTACTGTACTCCTGTTACAAAGGAGGCGTATTATTATAGAAAAGTGTTTAGTGGGATTTTTCCTAATAGGGAACAAGTTATTCCTGGTTATTGGCAGCCTAAATGGTCTGCGGATGGGCTTGTTACTAAATATATTGATCCTTCCGCACGTGTTTTAAATGTATACTAAGGGGGGTTTTTTTGGACTTTAAAATGATCACACCATTTATGTAGATATTCTAAAGGGGACTTTGACATTAAAATAGTTTCATATGTATGATACCATGGATTATAATTTTCACAAAAGAAACACAAGTCTGTACACCAGTTTTTATCGTACGTTAATTGGCATACTTTACATTCTACTTCGATCGCGTTTGTAGCTTCGATCGCGTTTGTAGCTTCAATTAGTTTGGATAGATTGAACATTTTTTTTTACATTTTTTTTTTACATTTTTTTTATCAATTTTT